CATTGGCACAGCGTTTGGCGTAGCAATGCTGACCGGCTTGATTATGGTCTTGGTGCAACTTATCTTAAAATAATAATGAAAATAGTAGAACTCTTAAATAAAATAAGAATACCAATTACTAACGAAGAAGCAGACGTGTTAGGGCAATTTGATCAACATAAACAAATAGCGAAAGAGGACATGACTGCTAGACAATCTTTAATCGCAAATCAATTGGTAAACAAGGATGTTTTATTTAGAAAAAACGACGATGGAAAAATCTATTACAGGAAAAAAAACTGAATTTGTCGAGGCACAACACGCATTCTCAGACTTTAGCATCAAATATATAAAAAACTGGACTGAACAAGAACTCAAAAAATATATAAACGAACCCGTGGTAATTCCTGTTGGAAACCACGGGTTTCTTGTGGGACCTTATCGTATAACAGGGAAAAATAAAAACTGTTGGACAGTACAACAGCAGGACGGTAGACATATACATGATTTTGTTTCCAAAGCTAATGCTGTTCTATACTGCTTAAAATCTATTAAAAACAAAGCCGATTACAATGATGTGTTAGAATTAGATAGACAATTGGGCAAGCTAGATAACGATATAGCATTTTACCAATACACTATTAACACCACAAAAAACTCATTTAAAAATACTATTGCGTTAAATAGATATATTGATGCAACTTTACAACGTCGCGCCGTTTTGAAGATTTTGAAAAAAACTTTAATTTCGGCTAAATACTTTAACTTTGGGAAATTACCACTATGAGATTAACTGAAATGGGCGTAAAGCCAACCGCTAAAAAAATTAATAAAGTTATGGAAAGCCGATTCGGGGTAAAGATTGATTACAATAACCTAAACTTTCCAAAAGCATACGTTTTGGCTCAAGAACTAAGTGAAAGTCTTGAACGAATCAAACACAGTCACGGCGTACACGTGGCCGAAAAGAATCCTAAGTACATGGAGCTATTGATGATACGCGAAGGCTTGCATCGCTGGATGGTAGAAAACAAGCAACAGCTTATCATGGAAAGCGAAATGGGCAAGAGTCAAGCTATCTTGGCCGCCAAGGACATGGTTGATTCAATTCAGGACATGCTAGAAGAAGTTAGCAAAATGCAAAACGAGCAAATGCCTGCCTTGCTAGACACAATTCGTGACCAAATTGGTATGGAACAAGCTGATGCGTTCAAAGCCGCAGTAGAGCCACTGCTAGCAAACATGGTACAGCAATTGAGTTCTTCCCGTAGCACAGCCGATGATGCAGCTCGTGCATTAGCTGGGGAACAAGTGGCGCAACCAATGGACATGGGAATGTCTGCTGCACCTGGTGGTCCGATGCCAGGAGAAATGCCTGCACCAAACATGACTAGCGATTTAGACGTTGACAGTTTTGCTGCCACAGACGCAGCAACAGGTCCTAACGTTGTTGGCAGAGAAAAACGCTAATGCGTATTCGTGAAGTAATTGTAGAGAATCTCGATGAATACCTCGACGAGGTTCTCGAAGACGAAGCAGATGGGCGTGGTGATGCTAACTTGCTCACCACGCTTGAGTTTCTCCGGAATAGAGCACACGATACACATATTCAACCTAGAATCAGAGTAGATAGTCTTATCAATCTAGTGCAAGGCACAGGCGAACAGCAGTTTAATTTAGAAAATTTGCTGGACGCTTATAAAAATAACCCGACAGTTAAAAATTTGATAAAAGATATTAAAGATGATCCGTCTGGAGTCAAATATGTATATCTTGAACCTTTCGCAGACGATGTTGAACAAACACAAGACGCGGCCGGATCAGAAGGTTTTAAAACTGCTCCGGAACGCACTGTAGATTCAATGGCAAAATCTGCTCTTGCAAAAAGATCTTAAATACTTTACAATAATCCAAGGAGAATAATATTATGGCTTACTCAGGTCAAGTCTTGGATCACTATGAAAATCCAAGAAATGTAGGCAAGCTTGACAAAACGGATCCTAGTGTGGGCACAGGGTTGGTTGGTGCTCCGGCCTGCGGAGATGTACTTCAATTGCAAATAAAGGTTGAAAATAATGTTATTACCGACGCAAAATTTAAGACATATGGGTGCGGTTCAGCTATAGCAAGTTCATCGCTTGTTTCAGAATGGATAAAGGGTAAAACTCTTGATGAGGCAGCTTCTATCAAGAATACTCAAATCGCAGAAGAGCTTGCATTACCCCCTGTTAAAATACACTGTAGCATTTTAGCTGAAGATGCAATTAAAGCAGCATTAGCCGATTATAAGAATAAACATGCTTAATGTATTATTTTATCATGCAAATCAAGTAGATGACAAACCGGTAAAAAAAAGATTTTACCTGGGTACATCTTCGTTTTTTTTAAAAACTTACTTTGAAATTCATTATCCAGATTTAATAAATGAAGTAAATTGGCTCATGCCTGTTCAAAGCTATATTAGCGATAATGAACTGATCTCTCTCTGTAACAAAGAAAAAATAGATTTTTTGTGTACCAGTCATTATATCTGGAACAATGAATGCCTGTTAATGCCGCAACTATCAAGAATTAAAGATAAAATTTCTGCAAAAATAGTCAGCGGTGGCCCTAGCATTTCGGTACATGTTGATGACAGTTTTTTTCAAAAATATCCTTACATTGATTATGCTATCTATGGTCCGGGCGAAAAAGCATTTTCTGATTTGCTGGTTAGTCAAATCAACAACAAAAAAATAATTCCTTTTAACACATCAAATTTATCTTATTTTGATCACGAAAAAAATAAAATAGTAATATGTAAATATGAACAGGTCCCTCTTACATCAGTCAGTCCTTATTTACATAACAAAGAACAGTTTAGTCAATCAGTAAAAAATTTACAAGAAAAAGGATACGATGTTGCGGTGCCTTTTGATCTCACAAGAGGGTGTCCGTATTCTTGTACATTTTGCGACTGGAACAGCGGACTTAGCAATAAGGTGTCTAGACGTAAAAATAGTTTCAAAGATGATATAGATCTATTTCACGATTTAAATATTAAAACGATCTATTTAGCAGATGCCAATATAGGACAATATCAGGAAGATATTGATATGATATCCTATTTGGCTAAAAAAAATATAGAGGAAAACGCTGGATTTCAGGTCGAAGGTAATTTAAGTAAATTACGTAAAGATAATAATTTAAAAATAATGCACCTGATGGCAGAAAGTCGATTAACTAATCGTTACGGAATGGTTATAGCAGTACAGGATATTAATAAGAGTATTCTTGATAATATTAATAGGCCAGACGTAACTTGGGAAGTACATAAAGAGATGATTAAAAATATGTACGATAACTTCCCAGAATATATTATGAAATTGCAGTTAATTTTAGGATTACCTGGACAAACTGTACTTGGTTGGAGAGAGACCTTAAAGGAAATCGCTAAACAAAGAGTGTACGCCTATATTTTTGTAAATGAACTTTTACCTACCAGCCCAGCAGCATTAGACAAAGAATATCAACAAAAATTTCAATTTGTTTACTCAAATAGTGAAAGATTTACAACCCGTAAAGACGGATACAGTTTTTATAGAGGAACGTTTCCTGCATCTTGTATAAGTTTTACTCAACGAGATTTTGTTAAAATGACCGTGCTTTCTCATTTATACCTATGTATAATGTCATTGAGAACAATGTTCGACAACTATCAAGGTTTTAACACTGAAGAAATAATTGATATGTTGCTTGCAAGTGAGAATTGTAAAATGGTAGAAGAAAATTTATATAATAATTGGGTCACGTTAGATAAATTTTATTATACGATAAATTTTAACGGAGAGCACAAGATGATACCGGGCGACAGCATGTCGGAGCATTTGACGGATTGGCTCTTTACAAAGGAATTTCAAAAAATTTTAATTGCCGGAATAACTGATAATTCTTTGAGAAAAGAATTATTTCAATCTATTAAAAATAATCAATTATTTGTAAAAGTTGGAAATTTACTGGAGCAATATTATTAATGATAACTTTAACAGAAATAGCAGCTAAAAAAGTACAGCAGCAATTAACTAAACGCGGCCACGGTGTTGGTATAATGATTGGTGTTCGAACTACAGGATGTTCGGGCCTGGCATATAAGTTAGAGTACGTAGATGTTCCTCCTGTGACTAGAGATTGGATAACATACGACAGCCATGGGGTTAAAATATATATCAATGGC